ATTTTTTCAAGAGAGCACTAGGATCTAACTTTGGTGGAGATCGTATTGCTAGGACTAGAGGTTATTTCGAGAAAAACCCACCAGCAGGTAGAGATCCCACAGGAACAAGAGAATCTAGATTTACTGCTGGATTTGATTATGCAGCAAAAGAAGGATTAATTAAGGGTGCTAGACCTCTACAGGGACCCAAAGCACCAGAATATTTGTATGCATATGATAGAAGATATGCTGATGTTTTAGGTGATGCTGCCAAATTTAAGGATGACACCTTAGATAAGGATAAGATGAAGGCACAGTCGTCAATGTTTGGCGGCGGAACTTCACAATATAAAGATACTAGATCTTTTGGCGGTGGAAAAGACAAAAATGCTATCCCAGTAGAAGATAAGCAATTAACAGAAAAGATTGCATCTTCTCTATCTGGAGTCGAAGTTCAAATGACTCGACTAGAGCAGAAGATGAATTCTGGTGATGGTGAAGATGGTGAAGTCGCAAGTTTAGTATCAGCAAACTCAAAAGCAATCGTTGCTGGATTCACAGGAATTCATGCTGCTTTGTCTTCATTCTTAGGAATGATGCAGAAGCAAACCAAAGCAATTAAGGATGGTGCTGAAGCAAAGAAAGATGCTGAAGAAAAGGCAGAAGATAAAGCAAATAGAGCAGCAGAAGAATTAGGTGCAGAAGGACTTGACGCTGATGCAGGAAATGTTGGTGTTTCTAAACTTGGCGGCAAAAAAGGTGGTGGATTCTGGGGTGGTCTTTTAGGTGGTTTATTTGATCTCTTCACTGGAAGAGGTTGGATGCGTGGAAAACCAACAAATCCAAGAGCACTAACTCGTTTAGCAAGAATGAAGGGCATGGGAGCAGTCAGAGGCATTGGAAGTCGCCTCATTGGACCTGCTGCTGGTGCTACAATGTTATGGGGAGCACTTGAGGGAGGATTCCCACGTCCAGCAGGAAGATATGATCAGGTTTATGGTCCAAACTCATTTTATAATGATCCTAGGATGAATAGAAGACCTAGACTATTCGCTGGCGCTAGTATTCCTGGTGGAGCAGGAAAAAATGTCATCGTTGGTGATACTCCTGCAGGAACAAGTGAGGCAATTATTCCTATGTCTCAACAAACGTTTAGAGATTCTGCCAAAGCTAAAATGCAAGTTATGAAGAAGAATAAGGATTTCTTCGCTAACATGTATTCTGATGGAAATAAAAAGTTCTTTAATGGTCCAAATGGATGGGCAAAATTAGGCGAAAACTTGTGGAATGCAATTAAAGGACTATTTGGTGGAGGAAATGAAAATCCACCGCCACCAAGAGATCCGCCCCCACCAGGATCTTTAGCACCAGTAAGTCTTGATGGATTTAGCGAAAAAGAAATATCAGATCTTGGTAGAATTGTTGCCGCAGAGGCTGGTGACAAAGAAGGACAAGCATTAGTTCTTAATTCTATCCTTAACAGATATCGTCAAATTAAATCTGGTAAGATTTCTCCAAGTCAGTGGGGAATTCAAGGGAAAACAAAAGATGAAGTTACCTTAACGGATATCATTTACGCTGCAAATCAATATCAACCAATTAGAGACGGCAGATTTGATAAAATGACAGCAGAACAAGGAACAGCAGCATTGAATAATGCTGTAGAAGGTGGTGGATTGAATCCTGCACGAATAAAAGAAAATCTGGTAAAAGGTGGCATGACTGAGGATAAAGCAACACAAGTTGCTGTTTCTGACAGTTTTTATAACCCAAGTGCTAGTAGTAATACACCATTCCCAGGTCAACCATCTGTTGCAACTGATAATGGACATGTCTTCATGTCATCTCCATATGGATACAAACAAGGAGATCTCAGTAGTTTAACTCCTGTTACTCAAACTCCAGAAACATCAGTATCTGGTGGTGTGAGTGCAGAACAAAGATCAGCAGAAATACTTATGAATACTGTGGTTCCAGGATTTTCTGATACTATGACTAATCTAAGAACATTGAGTCAACCATTAGATTCTGGTTCTGATATCTTTAAAATGCCATCTAGTGGATTGACACTTCCATCTTTTACAAATACTGCACCAACTACTCATACAGCAGGATCTGCAAAAGAAACTCCGCAATCTTTTGTTGGACTTGATTTTAATTCATTGGGTGGTTGGGCATTTACACCTGCACATAGTAGTGGCGAATAATCATGGCAGCAGGTAACGTAGGATATACAGATACAAGATCTTTTAGTGGATCTTTCCTCGGTGATATTGCTTCTTCGATACGCAATAGAACTAAAAATGCTGCTTTGATGGCACGCCAAGAGCGTGCGTATGCAGAAGAACAAGCAGAAAAGCAAGATACTTCTTTAAATGAAGCGGGTATTGGTAAAGGTTACTTTTTCAAAAGAGCACTAGGATCTACATTTGGTGGTGATCGTATTGCTAGGACTAGAGGTTACTTTGAGAAGAACCCACCAATGGGAAGAGATCCTCTCGGATCTATTGAATCTAGATTTCGTGGTGGATTTGATTATGGAGAAGAAAACTTAGAAAAACCAAAGGTAGTAACATCAAAACCATCTACTGGCGGAGGAACAACACAATCAGCACCAGTACAGAAAGGTTCTGATAATAAAAAACCACTACCAGTAAAACATACCAGACTAACAGTTGGTATGCTATCAACATTTCAACGTCTTGAAAATCAACTCAAGAATATTACTGACTTTGTTGGAACTGGTAGGAAAGACTCACAAGCAATCTATGCTTTAGAAAATCAAAAAATGTTACTTGGTAGCGTTTTTACTAAGACTACCAACATGATTAATGCTGTCAATAAATCAATTGGCAGTCAAACTGACACTATTAAGAAAATTGCTAAAAACGAAGCAAATAAGTTAAAGCAAGATGCTATTGATGCAGCGGCAAAATCTGAAGAGTCTAGAAGTGAAGGTCAGAATGCAAAAGCAGGAAATGCTATTACAAGAGCACTGAATAAAGCAAAGCAAGCAAGATCTGCCATGTCTGCTCCAGGTAGTAGATTAAAGGATGTATTTGGACCTGCTAGTGGAATGGCAAAAGGATTGCGTAATCCTAAAGCAGCAATGCGTCTTGCTAGAATGAGAGCAAAGAGAGTGTTTGGTAAATCTCTTGCTAGAGGTGTTACTGGTAGAGCATTTGGTCCAGTTGGTAAAATTATTGCGAGAAAAGCACTGAAGAAAACTGCTGCTAAAGTAGCAGTGAAAGGTGTTGGTAAAATGGCACTCAAGAAAGTTCCTATTCTTGGTGCTGTTGCTGGTGTTGCTTTTGGTATTGAGAGAGCAATGAAAGGCGACTGGTTGGGGGCAATTGGTGAAGTTGCTTCTGGTACAGCGTCAATTTTCCCTGGCGTTGGCACCGCAATTTCTACTGGTATTGATGCTGCGTTGATTGCAAAAGATGTCAATGAAGCAATGAATGAGACACCACAATTTGCTGAGGGTGGTGTCGTTCAAGGAGAAGATTGGCTCGGTTCTCGAATTAGTAGATTTGAAAACGAGAAACTCAAGAGAGAAATTGGTGCAAAACCCCTTGACTCTAATTTCTGGAAAGAATGGCATACACTTGAATTTAAATTTGATAAGAAAAATCGTCCAGAAATTTTGAATCAAATTAGTGATGGTCTGGACTATTACTTCTTTAGAAATGGTGGTGTAAAAGCATTTACAGATGGAATGAAAGGTGTTTTCGAGAATATTGCTAATTTTATAATGAATATTCCTGGCGCTGTTGGAGATTGGCTTGGCGACAGAAGAAGAGACTTGATGGGTGGATTGAGAGGTTTATTTGGAGCTGGTGGACAATATACTGGTCCTACAATGACTGCCACTGGTGGAACGAAGATCACCCAAGATATGCTCTCTAGAGGATTCGGTGTAAAAGATGGTCTTGGTTCTGGTTCTAGTGCTACTGGACATACTGGTATTGATATTTCTGGAGGTCCATTTGGAAAACCAGGATCACCAATTTCATTCTTAGCACCAGGAAAAGTTATTGATGTTGGAGTTATTGGAGACGCTAATGATCCAGGTAATGAAAATGGTGGATATGGAAACTTTGTTGTAGTTGAAACTGATACTGGTGAAATCGTTAAGATGGGACACTTACAAAAAGTAAATGTCTCTAAAGGTGCTAGGGTTGGTAAAGATGCAAGTGGAAATGCGACCGTAATTGGTACAGTTGGATATACTGGATTCACGGAACCAAAAGGACCAGGAGGAACACACCTTCACTTAGATTTGGGAACGGGATATAATCGAGGAAGTGCCGCAGTTAGTGGACTTATGGATCCAATGCCTTATGTCAATGATTTGATTAGAGGCGGTGGAGATGTTAAAGTTACTGGTCAACAAAACAGACCTAGGGCAACTGCAACTGCGTCTCTACCACCACAGGGAAGTAATGATATTATTATCCCACTAGATCATGTTAAACCAGAGTTGTCAGGAAAGTTCCCAGACGACGAATCTAGAACATCGTTTAATCAATCAAGAGCAACAGGTGCTGCTGGTAGAGAAAGAGACCACCAAGATAGCGCAGCAGCAAAATTAAAAACTTTACTAGAGAAGAAAGGTTTTAGAGTTTCGGTAATAAAACCAGAATCATTTTCGTCATATGAAACATATGATGCATATATTAAAGCAGAAGCAGCAAAAGGAACTCGCATACTTCCACTACACTTTGATGCTAAAGTTGGTCAAGGTGGCACGGGATTTTTGACAAGAACTAGAAAAGGTGATGCTGCTGACGCTGCATTTGCTAGACCAATTCAAGCGGCGTTGTCAAATTTCCAAAGAGCAAATCCAGAATTAGGAAATTTGGGTCCGTCTGACACAGTAAGTAATGCTACAATAAATGCTGCAAGTGCATCACCTGCTGCTCTCATTGAACTTGGTGCAATGGTTCAGTGGGAAGAAAAATATGGACGTAATTTTACCAATACCGCTACATTTAATACACTCATACAATCTGTTGCAGATGCAGTTGCAGTGGGAACTCCAAAACAAGCATCTCCAGTATTCACCCAGTCACGACAAATAAATACAGTACCCACGACTCAGCCAACAGGACAGCAAATCTGGGAAACTTGGCTAAAAGGAATGAATTAACATGGCAAACGATTTACAACAATCGAGGACATTTAAATTAAAGACTGTTCTGGTAATTGCTAATGATGGCAGTAGTTATGATATTACAGGTCTTGTGGGAGATTTTACATATGCAGAAAAAATTACTGCCCCGTTTGTAATGGGAACACTATTGGTTAGTGATTCTGCTGGAGCGTTTAACTTAATTAAATTTTCTGGTGGAGAAGCAGTAAAAATTACACTAACTGATGTTATTAAAGATGCAACAGATGACGATGATGTTGTATATGATTTTCGAGTTTGGAAAGTTGCAAATAGATTGGTAAAAGAAAGAAGACAAAATTATACGTTAGGTTTAATTTCTCCAGAAGCAATTGTCAATGAAGGAGCAAGAGTAAAAGAACCTTTGAAAGGAAAACCAGAGCAAATTATAGACGAGACTTTACTTAAAAATTATCTCCATACAGATAAAGACTTCTTTTCAGATCCTTCACAATTTGAAGTTAATTTGTTACCAAATAGAAGGAGACCATTTGATATTGCAAATGCACTCACAACTAAAGCAATTCCACAGCAAAAGAAGTGGGGATCTGTAACATCAACTTCTGGTAGCAGTTCTATCGATAGTATTAATGGAACAGCAGGATACTTTTTCTGGGAAAGTCACAAAGGATATAATTTTTACTCTGTAGATTCTCTGTGTAAGTTGGATGACGAAGATAGACCAGCATGGGGTCCATATGTTGAAGATGAAGCAAACAAAGAAGGTGATGACCCACAGTTAGTTGTTATGGAAGCAAGTTTTACCTCTGAAGTTGATATTATGTCTAATCTCCGTAAAGGTAAGTATTCTACATTAATGGTATTCTTCAATCCATCTACTGGTCAATATGATGAATATGTTTATAAACTTAAAGATTCATATGAGAAGATGGAACATTTGGGTTCTGGAGAACTCCAACTAATCCCATCTACAGAGATTGATTTGTCTGATTATCCAACCCGCTACATGTCAACAATTTTAGATCATGAAACTTGGTTCAGCGATCCTACACCAGGATCACCTGAAGATGAGGATGGATCTACAGCACCTGCTCCATTTGCAGATTGGCAGAAGTATTTTATGGCACAGAGTTTAAGTAGATACGAAACATTAAAGAATCAAAAATGTACAGTGGTTATTCCAGGTAACTCTGAAATTTGTGCAGGAGATAGAATTGATATTCAGTTAAAGAACAAGGTTCCTGGTGTTGATTTAAACAAAGAACCTTACGATCCAGAAAGTAGTGGTGTATACTTGATCAGTGAAGTAACGCATGATTATTCTACACTCCAGGGTACAAGTGGTACATTTACCACTACACTTAGATTGTCAAGAGATGCGTTCGGCACACCAGATAAATAATTAAAGGAGGTACTACACATGGACAGCATCGAACAGCATATCGAGAAGGACAAAGAGATTCTGCAGAATCCTCTGACATCCCCACAGCAGCGTCGTCATATTGAAGGCGAACTGCATGATCTCGAAGATTGGGTAGAGCATCACAAAGAAGAAATTGAGGCAGGCGATCATCACGATCCCACACCACTTGAACTTTATTGCGATCAAGAACCAGGCGCACCAGAGTGTAAAATGCATGACAACTAAGTAGATTATGGATGAGGCATTATCCCGCTTATATCCACAAAATAAAATTGGATCCGATGGATTCCAATGGTGGATGGGTCAAATCGAAAAACGAAGTATCGATGATCCTAAAGTAAAAGGAAATTTTCGATACAAAGTAAGAATCGTTGGCGAGCACGTAAGAGAATGCGAGATCGTTGGCGAGGATGATTTGCCATGGGCGCAAGTTGTAATGCCTGCTACTGCTCCAATGTCTGCGGGAGGAGTGCAAGGTCAACCACATTTGTATGTTGGATGTTGGGTAGTTGGTTTCTATCTTGATGCAGACAAACAGAAACCAATTATCCTTGGTGCCATTGGACAACTCATTGGTTCTACTGGAAAGGTAAACGAGTACAAACCAGGAGAATGTAACGCCTTTACAACTTATATGGATCCCAGAAATGATCCATATACTTCTGGTCCATCAAAAGTCCTTACGAATAAAACAGATACTGGTGAAGTATTATCTTCTGAACCAGGAACTGATGCTGCACCATCACAATCAAGTAGCACTACTGGCACTGGGGGAAATGCAGAAAGTGAAGACGAAGCACCAAAAGCAGCAGTTCCTCTTAGAGTTTTAGATGACTTAGATGCAGAAAATATTTGTTTAACTCTTCCAGATGGATGTGGTAAAGAAGCAGATTTTGGAGAATCACTGAATACTATTGTTGGCGATCTTCTGGCAGAGATTCAAAGAAATGGAGGAAATTTCGGAACAAATCTCGTCAACAAAGCAACTGGTGAAGTCTCTGATGTTCTTGGCATTGGCACAAAATATATTGGAAAGGCAATCGCTCTAGTAAAAAAACTCCTTGCAAAGGTGAAGGGAGTTGTTATTAATGGATTGAAATTAGGTGTTGATGCGCTAATCAAAGCAATTTTGTTCCAAGATGAAAATGGAAATGCATTGACGCCAGTTACCGAGTTCTTTAATAAGACATTGAAGAAACTTGGTTGCTCGATGGAAGATATTGGAGAGCGTCTTGCTGACTTCTTGACTGATCTGTTGATGCAGTATATTGAAGATATTTACAGAATGGCAGCATGTCAAGTAGATCAACTTGTCAATGGTGTTCTTAATCAAATTCAATCTGAACTTGATAAACTAATTGGAGAAATTCTTGGATTTATCAGCAGCATCTTGGGTCCTATTGGAGATGTATTGAACATCGTTGGTGGTGCTATTAGCAATATTCTCTCACTTCTTGGTATTACTTGTTCTGGTGGAGATAGAACATGTGCTAAGTGGAGAAAAATGTGCGCTGACGGAGATGGTGATGGAGAAAAAGATGAAGATGATGAAAACTTCTTAGATCAATTGCTAGGAGATCTTGAGGAAGGAATCGATGGTATATTCCCTAATCTAGGTGAAGATACTACTTTATATTCTTGCCCAGATGCATATACAGGAAAACCTCTTTCAAATACTACCGTATCATTCGTTGGTGGTACTCCCAATGTATCTACAGGTACAGCTGGTTCACAAACAGATACGCTAGTATATACTATTGATGATATTTTTGTCACAGAGGGACAGCAAGCAGTATTTACTGTATTGAGATCTGGAGCAGTCAATCGTACTTCTTCAGTGTCATATGTGACTGTTGATGCAACTGCGATTGCAGGAGATGATTATATCGAAACAAACGGAGTAATTGTTTTCCAAGAGGGTCAGACAGAACAGCAAATTAGTGTGTTTACCACTAGTGATACTGTTGTTGAAAATCCAGAGACCTTTGAAGTTTACTTAAAGAATGAAACTCCCGATCCAGCAGCAGGACTGTGTAATGTTGTTTTTACTAAAAATGTAGGACAAGCAACGATTGTAGAAGCTGAAATTCCTGATCCAATTGATCCTAGTAATCCTGCGGGTGGAGATCCTCCAAACTTTACGTCAGTTATTCAAAATCCACTTCCAGTTCTTGAAGAACAATTCCCAACTACTGAACCTCCTGGTGCAGGAGAAGATGGTGGACAAGGTGGTTTTGGAGTAGGAGGATCTGAGTATCTGAAGTTAGATGTTGATAAGTCTGTTGTCGAAGAGGGAGAATTTGTAACATTCACTTTAACAACATTCAACATCGCAGATGGAACAGTATTTAATTGGGTTCTTTCTGGTCTAAACATCAATGTTAATGATATTGTTGGTGGTCAGTTAGTTGGAACAGTAACTGTATCTCAGGGAACAGGAAAAATTGTTCTTGGTATCGAAGAAGACTCAACAGTTGAAGGATTAGAAACACTGACTTTATCGATTGCGGGAAAGGGAGTTTCTAAGAGTGTGCTTATTACAGAGGCAGGTGGTGATGGTAAACCACCTAACGTTGGCGTTGGTGAAAATGACCCATCAACTATCATTACTGGACCTGCAAAACCAGAAGCAGATAGTCCTATCACTGATGATAATGGTGGAATTATTAGTATTCCAATCAAGAAACCAGGAACACCATACACAATTCCACCCTATGTTATCGTTAGTGGAAATGGTTATGGTGCCACAGCACAGGCATTGTTAGATGGTGATGGATTTGTAACTGAAGTTCGTGTCACTTCTCCTGGTCTTGGTTATAAACTCAATAATCCAGATACTCTTGGACTAAGATGTATCATCGATTCATTTACCATGATTCGCCCTGGTCTTGGATATACAAGTGCTCCAACTGTTTACGTTAATGGTAGAGATGACGTTGCTGAAGCACAGATAGATAGTGGTGGAAGAGTCGTTGGCATAAGAGTTTTGGATAGAGAAACTACATTTACTGGATATCCAGAAGTCTTGATTATTGGTGGAGGTGGTCTAGGTGCATTGTGGTTACCATCTTTTGCATGTCTCGACACACCAACTCTTGCCGAGATTGGATCTACCAAGATTGGTACAGGCAAGTACATCGATTGTCCATAAGGAGTATAGATCATGCCACACGAAGTACAGTATAACGAACTTAGCAATAGCATATACAATAAGAGTCCTAGTAAGACTCCTAGTAGTATTGCCCAACCAACTACTCCTGATGCAGAGCAAACAATTGCTGATGGATTTAAACTTGAGAATCTTTTGGGACCGATGTACGAAAGTCACATCTATGCCAGAAAGTTTCCTGATGGGAAAGTCGATGCTCTAAAGATCCGTGGTCCTGGTGGAACTGGTATTGCATTAACCACAAGAGGTCAACTTAAGTTCCACAGTGGTAAAAGAACGGAACAAAATGGAGTTGGTAGTGGAAATATCATGTTCCACTCTGATGGTGCCACTGGCATGAAAGCAGACAGAGGTTTTGCTATTGATTGTGGAAAGAGAGAACCATTCGATAGCAATGCTTTCATGCTTAATGCTTTTGGTGATTCCAAAGTAGAAGTATTAGGAACTCATATGGTCCGTGCAGAGAAAATTATTCTCGATGCAGATAACATTGAACTGAGAGGAACTAACATTCAAATTGTATGTGGTGATGAAGGCGCAGGATCCTTAGATATTGCTGCTGGTCAGGTCAATGAGTTGGTAACAAACAAGTCTGAGACTGTATTTGGACAGAAGAGAACCATTCAAATTGGTGAAGAATCCATACTCCAATTGGATGTACGTGGATCTAGCAACAATGTTACATCTGGTGCTGATCAAGTAAAAAGTGTCGGTGATCAACGTAGACAAACTGCTGGTATTGTTGCTGATGAAGTTGGTGGTCTCCCAGGACAACTTATAAAAGATAGGACTAATTCTTTTGCACTTAAGATCCTGCTTGGCAATGCAACAATTAGTACAGTAGTAGGAAACTTGACATTAGAAGCAACTGCTGGAACGTTCAATGCTGCTGCTGTCGCTGGTGCTGCCAACATAACTTCTGGCGCTGCAACAACCGTCTCTGCTGGTGCAGCACTCAATCTGGTTGCTATCGGAACTACCACTATCAGGGGTGCATTAATTAATCTTAACTGAGTCATAAGTAATACAAAATGTGAATGGGGGCAAACTGGCACAAGGGGGGTTGCTTTTTCCTGGCAACTCTGATAAATTGTATTCATGCGATGGGGAAAACCTCATCCA